CGGAAATTCTGTAACCCAGAATTTCCGCACGTGATTGATTAGGAGCCCCAAAGCTCCTAGTTGATAAGTCGAAAAAGTTGTATTGATCAATGTTGTCGACAAGATCGACATTGAATGGATAGTCATCCAGCATCAATCAGTGCACTCGTACGCAAAATTATTTCCGTAGCCCTTGGACAGGGTGAACAAAAAGAGCCAAAAGATTGTCACTTTATGTTTAAAAGACACACCAGATTAAACTGGTGGGTAGTTTGCCACACAAATAATGAGTTTCACAACACAAAAGTAAAAAGTAAGGAAAGTTAATTTTCAGCAACCTCTCGAATAAGTTAATGCTGACTATAACCTCTCGAAACCTTACGAACTCATGTCGTATATCTCCTCTCGCAGGTGGGAGATCGTATTTTAACCTGCTTTCAGGCGCTGACTGCGCCAACCAAAATAAATGTCAAAAAACAAAAAAACAGAAAATCTTACACCACAAAAATCACTGGAATGAGTATGAAACTCCAGCTCTCTGTAAAAGTAAGAAATCCTCCTCGTTTTCGGACGAGCACTAAGTAGATCGACTATATATCGTGTAAGCATTCACGATCACTGTAGAAGGACTAGTGTCACTCAGACTTGACACACTAGCATGCTTATGTGCTCCCCTTTCGGTATGGAATCCGATTGCGAGCAGTACCGTGACAGGTAAAAGACCAGTCACACACATACCTACGTGTCTAACAGTGGGGTAGAGGTGGGGACCTCGATAAAACACCCTTTCCAAATCTAGTACAACACACGAATCAACGAGACAATGACCTTTTTCAGAATCCCGAAGTTCCTCCGTCAAGACAAGATTTCGCGCGTGGTAGTCACAAATGAATGTGACGCCACCCCCATCCGCTCTTTTGAGCCGGTGAAGGATCCTAAGCAAATGCTTAAGGATCACAATGATGCCATGGCAGTTCGCACACTCGTGCAGTGTGGAACCGTCTCGCTCATTGTCACGGCCCGATTCACTTCGGAGCTGTATGCGTTTGTGCGCTACCGTTTGGTAGAGCACTTTCAGGGCCACCGTCTGCTTAACCGCAACGCCCCTCACTTTTCCCTCACATTTCGAGGAAGATTGTTGGCTGATCGTCGCGTCATGCTTCGATGCCACAATGTGAAAGACAATGATGTCATCAATGTCCAGTTCCATTTGGGTCTGGGCGGGTCAACACCCGAACAAAAACTTGAACGCGAACTCCGCCGCGAATGCGGAGACAAGAAGGTCAAGGCGGCCTTGCGTGCGGAAGCGCGCGCTGCTGCCATGGTCCTTCAGTCCGGCAACATGGACCTCAAAGCACAGCTTCTAAGCTTGCTTGGGCGCCAGCATGCCGACTTCATCATCTCCCTCCTCGAGGGAGTGGTGATCCTGGGTTACCAGTTGGTTCATTCCGACACTCACCAGGACAGGATTGTCGCACTCCTAGCTTTTGCTAAGGCACAGTCCTCTGAGCCCCTTCTCAGCTCTGCACGCCTGCAGTTGCTGATCAAGAAGGTGGCGGAGCTCCTCGAGAGTGACCTCGTCTCAGAGGTCGTTTACGAAGAGCTCGGACAAGTGTCTGAGGCTTTCGAGCCCCAGGCACTTGACGAGGGTCTCGAGTCACTTCGAGGATTCCTCAACAACTACGAAGCCGTGCGCGACGGAGTCATGATGCAGAAGTTGCACCGGTTCCTCATGTACGCGCTTTCGCTCTCCCTCTTTGAGAAGGCTGGCGTGACGTTCGATTCGTTCCGCTACTCCACCATCGAGCGCGAGGCGATCAAGCGCAAGCACACGGCTGGTCCGGACTTCATCCACTGCATTGTGGACACCACGCTGTTCTTAATTGAGCGCGGGTACCAATGCATGAAGACCGGAGACATGGCGAGCATCTTCCACTCAGGAGGTGCGTACGAGGAGTGGTTCAACCGCGCCTCGATAGTCATGAAGCAGTCGAAGTTCCTCTCGAACCCCGAGCCCCAAGGCATGAACTTGCCGTCCTGGCTTGCGGACCTCGAGGACTGCATCGACAAGGGTAAGGCCATCGGCCGACACACCCGCACTATGGACACGCTCGGAAAGCGTGCCTATCTCCACATGCAACAGTCACTGGAGATGTGCAAAGCAGACTACCTCTCGAAGCGAGCTGCTGGCGCCGACCGGCGCGCCCCTTTTGGCGTGCTTGTGTACGGCGGCTCAGGCATCGCCAAGTCGGCGTTCACCAAGGCCCTGTACTACCACTTCCGTAAGCTCACGGGCAACGACATCGACGACGAGTTCCCGTATGTCCGCAATGCCAACGATGACTTCTGGTCGGGCTTCCGCTCGTACCAGTGGTGCATCCAGTTAGACGACATTGCCTACCTCCACCCGACGAAGGCTCCTCAGGGAGATCCATCGGTGCTGGAGATGTTGCAGGTCGTGAATAGCGTCCCCTTCGTGCCTAACCAGGCCGAATTGGAGGACAAGGGTCGCACCCCCATGCGAGCACAACTCGTGGTGGCTACTTCGAACTCGAAGACGCTTAATGCGTACCACTACTTCAACTGCCCGCTGGCCATCCAACGTCGCCTGCCCTACGTCATCACTCTTGAGGTGAAGCCGGAGTACGCTCGCGATGGAGTCTTCCTTGACTCTGACAAGGTGCCTCCTACCGAGCCTGGGTCCTATCCGGACTTCTGGATCATCACGGTGGAGCAGGTCGTGCCAGCAGGCACTGACCAGGCCACGTTCAAGAAGTTGGAGGAGTTCTCCGACATCTACCTCTTCATGGACTGGTACTCAGCACGCGTGCTCGAGTTCCGAGCTCAGCAGGACAAGGTAAATACGTCCGACAAGGCCATGCTACAGGTTCGCCTATGCACGGTCTGCCACCGACCTGAGGGTCGTGGCACCTGTGAGGAGTGTCAGCTACCGCTGGCACAACAGGTGATGGACGTGGAGTTCATTCCTAACGGGATGTTCAACCGCACACTGCAAGAGAACGTGGAGCACACGGTGTTCAATACCTTCGACGCCCCAGCCACGGAGTGGTGGACGTCGTTCGTTGCTCGAGCCACCAACCTTGGTGATGCTCAGCACAGATACGAAGCGCTCGTGCTCTTCTGCACGTTCTTCGTCTCGTTCTTCCACAACGCGCTCTTCAATCTTGCGCGGGCCTGCTATCGCTGCGGTCTGCCCAATGTGGGAGTGCAACTCGACCTCTTCTGTTTGAAGATCGTGCGCTGCGTGAGCAGTGCCATCCTCTACAGGGCAGGTCGTGAGGTGCAGCGCCGGATTGGACGGATCAAGATGTTCGTCATGATCGCAGGTGCTCTCACCACGGTCGCGTTTCTGCTCAAGATGAGTAGTGCGCTCTGGATGCCAGTGTCGAAGAGACAACGGAAGGCAAACAGGCGCGCTGCAGCGGCTCACCCACAAGGTAACGTTCAATCGGTGCCTGTGCGCGAGTCTGCAACAGTAGGACGCGCACCCGCTGACAAAGGCGAGCAAGCCAATGTCTGGTACCGCGATGAGTTCGTGTGTACGGCGTTTGACATGCCGACCAAAGGACTCTCGTGGAACGCTCTCACCGACGCGCAAGTCGTGGAGCACACTGGTCGTAACATGCTAGTGCTTCACGCACATGCTGAGGGATCGGAGCGGGTGAAGGTCAACCGAGCAATCGCGCTTGGAGGCCAACTCTACGTGACTAACAACCACGGTCTACCCACCACTGGAGACCTGACGGTTAGAGTCATCGCTACTGGACTTGTCGAAGGCATCTCAGCCAACCTGAGCTTCAAACTCACACAGGCAGAGATCTACCGCAAGTCAGAAGCTGACGTAGCCTTCTTCCAGATCAAGGCAGCGCCACCACGCAAGGTTATCACAGACCTTCTGGTGAGCGAAACCATGTCTGGTTCGGCGCATGGGTTTTACATCCAGCGTGACGATGAGGGCCATGTCCGATCCTTCGGGGTCAAACAGGCGAGCAAGAGTGTAGTCCAAGTGAGTACGCTCGGCAGCATGAACGTGTGGAAGGGATTCGTCTCGGAACCCACGCGCACTGGTGACTGCGGTTCAGCACTGCTACTCAGGAATGCCTCAGGGGTGTTTCTTGCGGGTATGCATGTAGCTGGCTGTGGAAGCACGGTTGCTGCGACGCCGCTCACTCGTGAGCTCGTGGACTGTGCAATTGCGCACTTCAAAGAGTTCATGATCCAGAGTGGCCAGCCTCTGCTGAGTGCTCCGTCCGCACAGCGCAAGACGACAGCTTTGCACGGACGCTCTCCGTTTCGGTTTATTCCGGATGGGGTGGCGACTGTGTACGGTTCGTTCGTCGGTGCCCGTGGAGGCGGAAAATCCAAGGTGACTGACTCACTGCTCCGCTTCGCTGCTGAAGCGCGCGGGTACGTGGTGAAGACTGCCGCTCCCGCCATGCGTGGTTGGGAGCCGTGGTACAATGCCGCCAAGGAGATGATCAACCCGGTCACTCAGCTGCGCGGTGACGTCCTTGAGAGGGTCAAGCAGGAGTTTCTTGCTGACATTAAGGCGCGCGTAGACACGAATCAACTCAAGGAAGAGGTGTTCGTGTATGACAACGTCACAGCGGTCAACGGAGCTAACGGCGTCCGGTTTGTCGACAAGATGAACCGTGCTACGTCAATGGGATGTCCCTGGAAGAAAACCAAGAAGGGTTTTCTTGAAGACATGGCTCCGACAGCCACATGCGCAGATCCGAAGATGTTCACTGCAGAGGTCATGGACCGAGTGGACGAGTATATCGAGAACTACAAGTGTGGCACGCGCTGCATGCCAGTCTTCTCCGGTTCGCTGAAGGATGAGGCGCTCAAGCGGGCCAAGGTGGATAGCAAGAGCACTCGTGTCTTCTGCGCTTCGCCGGCCGACTGGAACACCGTGGTGCGGAAGTACTACCTCTCCTTCATCCGCTTCATGCAGCTGAACCGCTTCATCTTCGAGGCGTCGATCGGCTGCGTGGCGCAGAGTCGTGAGTGGGAGGACATCCAGAAGTTCATCACACGCTTCGGCGACAACCGCATGATTGCAGGAGATTACAAGGCGTTCGACAAGAGAATGCCCGCGACGGTCATCCTAGCAGCGTTCGACATCATCCGTGAGGTGTGTCGACTCAGCGGAAACTTCACTGATGAGGACCTGAAGGTCATGACGGGAGTGGCGTTTGACACTGCCTTCCCGCTCGTGGACCTGAACGGAGACCTCGTCGAGTTCTTTGGGAGCAATCCCTCTGGACATCCGCTCACTGTCGTGATCAACTCGCTGGTGAACAGCTTGTACGTCCGCTACAGCTACGCGATCCTGAACCCTGCTGGTGAAACAGCAGCTGATTTCAAGGAGAACGTGGCGCTGCAGACGTACGGTGACGACAATGTGATGGGAGTGAGCAGCACATGCACATGGTTCAACCACACTTCGCTAGCTAACGCGCTGGCAAGCGTGGGGATCGTGTACACCATGGCCGACAAAGAGGCTGTGTCAGTGCCGTTCATCCACATCAGCCAGGTCTCGTTCTTGAAGCGAGTGTGGCGCTACGACTCGGAGCTCGACGCACTTGTGTGTCCGCTTGACGAGGACTCGATTGCAAAGATGCTCACCAAGTGTATCCCGTCTCGGACGGTGACGCTGGAGAAGCAGGCGATCGATGTGTTGTCCACTGTGACGCGCGAGTACTTTTGGTACGGTCGTGAAGTCTTCGAGAAGAAGCGCCGGATGTGCATCGACATCGCCGTTGAGGTGGAGTTGGAGCACGTCGTCGAGGCTAGCACTTTTCCCAGCTGGGACGAGCTAAAGCTAAGTTTTGACAACGCATCGGCATCCCGCCTCCACTGCAAGTGGTAGGTGGGGCCGTGTCCGTAACTCACTACGGACGTTAAGCTCAACAGGAGGTGAGTGCGCAGTTACTGCTCGCTTAAGAAGGTTTAAGAGTTTCCTTCTGAGCGAGAGTGTGGGCGCACTCACACACCACCTAGGGGATGACCCGAAGCGTGCTATTCAGCACTGGTTACCAGGTAGTGGCCAAAACAAAACAATCGCATGGTGTGGGCTCGGTCGCCCCGCTGTGTAGTAGACAGACCAACCAACCGTTTTGTCAGCTTTGATTCCAGCTCTCAGGATCCGGAGGCCCCATCCGTTAACAGGGGACCCAGCGTCGGGAAAGACGCAAACAACACAACGATTACCATCGACATGAAGGGGGCCTGCTGCCTGCAGCTCCAGTCCGATGAGATCGACCGCCCAACCGAGGAGAAGACTGCTGAAGTCACGCAGTTCATCGGTACGGCGGTAGGAGAGACTGATGATATGCCAGCGGCAGATCCAGTGTCCGTGACGGAGGTCTACACGCCCAACTGGGAGCTAGCCACCTTCCTGAACCGGCCAGTGCGACTTGCTACCTACGACCTTGCTCTAGGAGAAGTCAGCACTCTCTACCGTACACTTGACCCGTGGTCGCTCTTCCTCGGCAACACAGCCATCAAGAAGAAGCTCGACAACTACTCGTACCTGCGTGGAAACCTACATGTTGAGGTAGTGGTTAACTCCACACCCTTCATTTACGGGATGTACATGCTGTCGTACCGTCCAATGAAGAACTTCACAGCTTTTCAGGACTACACGACAGGGTCGTTCGCGACCCAGGTGAACGGTCGAATCCCTCACTCGCAGAGGCAGAACATCCGTATAGTACCGCACCGAAACGCGGGAGGTACGATGGTGCTGCCCTTCTTGTGGCACGAGAACATGCTCCGCATCACGTCAGCAACTGATGTGGCGGACATGGGCCAGCTCGTCCTGCAGTCGATCGCTCCGCTTCGTGCGGCTAATGCAACGGCTACTGGACCGATCTCGCTCCAGATCTACGGATGGATGGAGAGTGTATCACTGGCAGGCCAGACCGCCAAGCTCGCGCTTCAGAGTGGAGAGTTTGGCACGGGACCAGTTTCACGACCAGCCTCACAAGTGGCAGCTGCAGCAAGCATGCTCAGCTCGATGCCCGTGATAGGTAAGTTCGCGTCCGTGGTCTCAGCAGGTGCTTCGGCAGTCTCAGCCGTGGCGTCGGTCTTCGGATACACAAACGTGCCCGTGATCGACAGCTCACAGCCTGTCAAGAACACGCCCTTCCATGGTATGGCTTCCGCGCAAATTGCTGCGCCCATCGAGAAGCTGTGTCTGGACCCGAAGGCGTGTCTGACGACTGATCCGAGCTTCCTTGGTCTCCCGTCGGAAGACGATCTCGCAATCTCTAGCTTCGCTCAGCGAGAGTCGATGCTGAACGTGAGTACGTGGACCACGTCGGACTTGACAGACACTCCGATCTTCTCGTTCAACGTTACACCCACCCTGTGTCGAGCTGACAACATCGGTGCGCGACCCACGCTGGTCGACACGCCCATGGGGTCGATGTCTCGGCTGTTCACGAACTGGAGAGGTGACATCAAATTCACCTTCCGCATCTATGCTTCGCAGTACCACCAAGGTCGTCTCAGATTGAGTTACGACCCGTCAGGGGGAAACGCGAGTGCGGACACGTCCACTGTCATCCAGACTGCCATCATTGACATCCAGGACGACGACGAGTTCGTGGTTACGATCCCGTACATGGCACCCACGACGTTCCTGCTAACGCGGACCAGCCTCACGTCAGACTACTCCACACACGGTGTGGCCTCGACGTTCAATCCGGACTTCCACAACGGTCGTCTGTATCTCGAGGTGCTCAACCCGCTCACTGCTCCCAGCTCAACAGCTGACGTCAGCGTTGTAGCCTACGTGGAAGCCTCGGATAACTTCGAGCTGGCTAATCCCAGCGAGGTGTTCTTCTCGGCTAGTGTGCTAGAGTCGCAAGGATTGGAGCTGGAGCTTCAGACTCGCGACATCGTCATGGGTAAGGTGAACGCACCGCCACCGAACAGGTATCTCCAGAACTTTGGAGAAGCCATCGGCTCGGCACGCGTGCTCATGAGGCGTACGACGTTCTTGCAGCGTCTTTCGCTCTCGACGACCAACGTGGCAGCTCTCGACGCTGTCATGACGAACGCAGACTACTTCGGGATTTACCCACCAGAACCTGGCTATCTCACAGCTGGGGGTGCGGGAGACTTCACGTACCTGGGAGGACGCAACCTTGCAAAGGGCGTCGTCACAGTCGGCACGAACTTCCCGTGCAGCATGGTTGCTACCACACCACACTCGTGGTTGGCGACTTGCTTCGTGGGACAGCGTGGATCCTTCATGTACAAGGCGAACTGGGTGGGGCCGGAGCTTCAGGGCTTCAAGGCTCTACGCTGGAACTACCCGCAAGGCAACCTCCGCGTGACGACCAACGAAACCATCGATGGTACGACAGCACAGAAGGACGCCGCGACGTGGATCGCGTACAGACAGCCGACTGGTCTGACTGGACAGTCCTTGGTTAACACCAAGACCCAGACAGGCCTAGAGTTCTCAGTGCCGTACATGAATAAGTTCAACTTTTCATCCACGGACCCGAAGTACCGCATCGTGGGCATCGACTACGATGACTCGTCCTCTAACCAGTTTATTCTGGAAGAGACGGTCAAGGTGGCGGCCTCTGCGAAGACGACGGGTGCTGTGGACCTGTATGGGTGTGTCGGTAACGACTACACGCTCATCAAGTTCCTCAGTGTTCCGTGGCGGTACACCTACTCAATCCCCAAGCCTACCTAGGCTCGGGGTGGTCTGCTCTGACCTTAAGAGAGAGACTCCGTGTGAGACGGAGCCCTTCGGGGCATAGTTAGGGACACTATGAATAAAAGTTCCCGTCTAAGATAATAGACGTTAAGCAAGAACCAGAACAAAACTGTAAATACAATTGCTTAGGCAGAGAGAAACCCTTTGGGGAAATGGACTCTGTTTAGCACTCGCATACGTGTAGAGTGTTGTGTGGCGCAGTCACCGGCAGCCCCTTAATTGGGGTATTAAAACGCGTGTTCTTAGGGACATTCGGTTTGAAAGATCCGATCAGGAAACTGATCACTTGGCTCATCTAGTTTTTGGATGTGTTAGCTTAGGCTTCTCTCAGACTGAACGTCTGAGGGCCTGCTCATTGAGAGTAGGTACACATTTTCTTTTTTCACGATGAACAAGCCGGCCTTTTAAACCGAGCGCGAATGAATTGCG